CATAAACATTAGTTAATTCTGTTGTATCTAAATTTTTAGAAATCATTGTACACATATTCATCATATCAACTACATTGTCATATACACCATGTGATATTTGAATTGTCCTTGGATAAGTAACAATTAAACTATGTGAATAATTTTCTTCTTGTTTTATTTCATTAAGTATAATCATCTTTTATATATTTCGTTACCTATTACCAAAATATCTAATTCTGTAGTAGAAATCAATTCTAAAGCATCTATATATCTTGAAGCAATAGGTCTTCCATTTACGTTCATAGATGTATTTAACAGCATAGGAATTCCTGTTTTTTTATAAAAAACATCAATCAATCTTTTATATGTATTAAAATTATCATCAACAGTTTGTATTCTACAAGTTCCATCTACATGAGTTATTGAATTAAATTTTTGTTTGTCGATAACTTCAGTTACATAAAGCATATATTCACTTTTATAATTACATTTAAAAAATTTATCTGTATGTTCTTCTAAAATAGAAGCTCCAAAAGGTCTAAACCATTCTCTTTTTTTTACTTTTTGATTTATTATATGTTTACCATTTAATATTGAGGGATTCATCAATATAGATCTGTTACCAAGAGCTCTAGGTCCTAATTCTCCATTTCCTTGATACCACCCTACAATTTTACCTTGTGCTAACCATTCCGCTGTTTTTGAAATGGTTTCATCTGTTGGTTCTCTTCTGGGAGAAAAATCGTCCTGCCAAAATGGAAAATTTGTTTTATCAAAAGGTTCTTGATTATAGTATTGTCTTAAAAATTCTATTAATCCTAGTGATAAACCATCATCAGGACAATGAGGAGGTATGGTTAAATTTGGAAAATGATTTTTTAAAATTCCATTCATAACTGAATTTTGAGCGACTCCACCTGTGTAAGAAATAACATCATTTTTATTAATATTTGTTTTAAAAAAATTTAATACTATTTGTTCTAATTTATTGTGGACTGAAGTTAGAAAATTTAATGGATTTTTTTCAAAAGTTGAGTTTGTAGTTAAATATTTTCTGTAACTAAAAAGTTTTATAACTTCAGTTATTTCATTATTAAATAATTTTAAATATTCTTCGTTTATTTTTCCATAAGATTTTAAACCCATTAATTTGCCAGCATGATCTGCCCAATGACCAGATACATTATTTATTTGTGCTATTTGTCCAGATAAACATCTCCCAATAGATTCGGCTTCATCTATTTCATAACTTTTTAAAAGTTTGTTTTTTGAAAAAATAGAATATGTTTTTTCAAAATCACCCATTCCATCTAAAACAAAATCAACATCTGTTTTATTAATTAATGGCCAAACACTTAAAACATGAGCATAATGATGATCTATTAAATAAAAAGGACATTTAAAATTTTCTAAATAAATATCCTTAGGTTTATATTTTTTTATCAAATCATTACTATAATATTCTAATTGAAAATTAGACATATCCGTTACATAAGCAACGGCATCTATGTCTTTTGGTTCAACATTCCATTTATTTAAGACATATTGAATATAATAATAGTTAATACATCCTTGATGTTTATTTTGAAATTCTCTTTCTAATTTTAAATATTTTACTTTTTTACCATCACTAAATGCAATATTGGCATCATGATTTCTATAACTAATGCCTAGGAATTTCATAAATTTCTGCGTTGTATAATATCAAAAAGACGTAAGTTGAACAATTTAATTGTAGCTTAAAATAGTGTATATTGCCTACATGCCTTTAAGAAAAATACCAGTTGCACCAGGATTTGATAAACAAGATACTGCATCTCAAGCGGAAGGTCGCTGGATTGATGGTGATAATGTACGCTTTCGTTATGGAAATCCTGAAAAAATAGGGGGTTGGTCAGAGATATTAGCAAATACTTTAGTAGGCGCTGCTAGGAACCAATGGATATGGGCGGATCTAGACGGTAATAAATATGCTGCAATAGGAACTAATAAAGTACTGGTTATTTACTTTGAGGGTGCGTTTTATGACATCACACCATTAGATATAGCTTTAACTTCTTGCACATTTAACACAACTACAGGATCTGCGACAGTCACAGTTAACAAAGCTGCGCATGGTTTATCTGTTGGAAGAATTGTAAGATTTAGTGCAGTTACACCACCAACTGGATTTGTATCAGCTAATTTTACAAATGCTTTTGAAGTTCAAACAACACCTACATCAGGCACATTTACAATTACAATGCCTACCACCTCATCTGGAACAGCATCAGCTTCTGGATCTGCGACTTGCAATCCTTATTTCGATTTTGGTCCATTTGGTCAAACTTATGGATATGGTTTTGGCACATTCAATTGGGGTGGATTTAGTTCAACAGTTACTCAAACAGCAATAAATCAAGTCGGTGGAATAGATAATGCAGTTACGACTATTCCAGTAGATTCTACAACAGGATTTGCCTCAACAGGAACAATATTAATAGGATCAGAATTAATTACTTACTCAGGTAAAACTAGCACAACATTTACAGGAGCTACTAGGGGTGCAGAGGGAACAACTGCTGCAGCTCACGCAGACAATGCAGTTGTATACGATGCAGCAACTTTTGTTGGTTGGGGTGAAGCTTCAACTGTAGCAGCATCTATTAATTTAGATCCTGCTAATTGGTCTTTAGATAACTTTGGTCAAATATTAATAGCAACAATGCACAATGGTCCAACATTTACTTGGGATCCATCAACCTCAAATGCATTAGAAACAAGAGCAACTATAAATGCTTCTATGCCACAAAAATCTGTAATGACCATAGTATCCGATAGAGATAGACATCTTATTCATCTTGGAACAAATGAAACATTACCAAATGGAACACAAGATAAAATGCTTATAAGATTTTCAGATCAAGAAGACTTTAACGTTTATGCTCCAACATCAACGAATACTGCAGGTACGTTTAGATTAGACGCTGGAACTAAAATAGTAGCAGCGGTTAGAGCAAAAGATTATATACTAATACTTACAGATGATGCTGCTTATTCAATGCAGTTTGTAGGTCCTCCATTTACATTTAGTATTAGAAAGGTTGGATCCAATTGTGGTTGCCTTGGTCAGCATGCAGTAATCTTTGCACAAGGTATAGTATTCTGGATGGGTGATTCTGGAGGATTTTTTGCATTTGATGGTACGGTTGTTTCTGTTCCAAGTTTAGTTGAAGATTTTGTATTTACAACAGGTGGAGAAAATTTAGGTATTAATTATAATGCAAGTGAAACGGTATTTGCAGCTCATAATAGTTTGTTTCAAGAGATCATGTGGTTCTACACTAAATATAACTCTACTGAAATTGATAGAGTAGTCACATACAACTATGGAGAAAAAGTTTGGACAACAGGTACTATGGCCAGTGCAACTGTGGGTTCACAATCTAGAACAACTTGGGCGGATGCTTCGGTATATGATCATCCACACGCAACTAAGTATGTCACGGCAGCCACGCCAACATTTCCTACTGTAAATGGTGTATCAGCTGGTGCTTCTGTTTATTACGAACATGAAGTCGGAGTGAATGAAGTAGCATCTTCTGGAGTGAATACAGCAATACCTGCATTTATAAGATCAGGAGATTTTGATTTAGATGTAGATGGAGACGGAGAATACTTCTTATCGGTTAAACGATTTATACCTGATTTCAAAACATTAGATGGTGATTGTAAAGTAACATTATTTTTAAGATCTTATCCAGCAGACACAACAGTTGCACAAGGAGAAACTTTTATAGGACCTTTTACAGTTAATTCTAGCACAGATAAAATAGACACGCGCGGGCGCGCGAGACTAGCTAGTATTAAGATTGAAAATGATGCTGTAAATACTAATTGGCGATATGGTATTTTCAGAGTAGATATACAACCAGACGGAAGAAGATAATGGCTAAAATAGATTTTTATGTACCAGAACCATCAGAAGTATATAATAAAGATACACAGAGACAAATTATACAAGCATTAGATACTTTGAAGACACAATTGAATACAAGCTTTAATGAAGAGGTTCAGGAAGATCTACAAACTTTAACTTGGTTTTTAATAGGGACAGGAAGAAAAAGTAATCAAATAAATGTTTCAAATGCAGCATTTATCACAGGAATCCAACTTGCATTAAATATAGGATCAGTGGAGGCAGTTATTACATGACAATAGTTTACAAAGTAAAGGGATACAATTTAACATCTACTACACTTACGACAGTGTTAACAATTGATGCATCATCGAGAGCCATAGTTAAAGAAATCACAATTGCAAATGATACTAATTTTGCAAGTGAAGTTGATTATTTTATTTATGATAGTTCTGAATCCACAGCTTATAAATTCTATCACACAGCTGTATCTGCTGACTTTACTGATAACGCAGTCAATAATACATTAGTTTTAGAGGAGGGAGATAGTCTTAAATTTCAAGCAGATACGCCTAATGCTATTTCTGGACAAATATCATATGCTTTGATAAATAGATCTCAACAGAATGGCTAGAAAAGTTCAAACAGGTCATGGAACCTTTATTAAACATACTAACAGAAAAAGACCGGGAAGACACAGCAAAAAACCAAACAAAAGAAATAGAAGAAAACCATATAACGGACAAGGGAGAAAACAATGATGTTTTATATTTGGCATACTTTAATAGTATTATTATTTGTAGCTTTTTCATTTTTTATGGGGTATAAATTAGGGAAGAACAAATCAGATAAAAAAGAAGAAGTTAAACGTAAATGTCCAATGGGTTTTAATTAATATGGATGACGAAGTAATATTAACAGATCAACACATAAAAGAATATAAGATTATAGATGGTAAAGAAGTACCAGTTATAAAATGTCCTACAAAAGTTACTTACAGAAATAAAGTAACTGGTGAGGTTTATGAATCGGCTGCTGAAGCAAATGCTGATGTTGCAAATCCTAATACACCAACTAAACAAGAACATATTGCACAAGATGTTGCAATAACTGTTGCACATTTATCACTATTTGGTAAGACTAAGTAATGAAAGATTTAAACCATATTGGAATAAATCATGAGTATCTACCTGTTGATTTATTTAATAGTCTAAAAATAGAAATTCAAAATTTAAAAGGTAAAGTCGGTCAACAAGGCAGACTAGCAGGTAATATCAAAGAAGAGTGGAATTTAGAGCCCTCCATTCCAATATTAAATAAATACATTATTAGTTTAATAAATAAACATCCTTTTCATTTACGATACGTACATACTGAAAGAAAAAAATTTGTTAATGAAGATAGGATACCTCCATTACAACTTATTAGTCTTTGGGTTAATTTTCAAAAAAAACATGAATTTAATCCTGTTCATAACCATAGTGGTTTGTTTAGTTTTGTTATATTTGTTCAAATACCTTACGATCTAGAAAGAGAAAGAAAAGAAGGACCAGGATCTTTAAGTAATTCAAATTTTACCTCTTGTTTGCAATTTCACACAACAAACTCACTAGGAAGGCTTTATGATGAAATTGTGTATGTAGATAAATCATATGAAGGTGGCATCTATTTTTTTAACGCAGAAACAATGCATTGTGTATATCCATTTTTTACTTCAGATGATTATAGAATTACAGTATCTGGTAATGTTGGGTGGGTTTATTAATGGATCCAAGAGGTGGCACCGAACTTCAATTTGAGTTCTTAAGAAAATATGTAAGTAAAGACTTACTTGATCAGTTTCAGATATGCACATCTATTCCAGGTAAAGTTCCGTTAGACCCAAATAAAATTAATATTCTTTGGCAAAAAAATTCATACGATCAACCTAACTTACAAGATTTTTTTAAAGATAAATCAAGGCATAGTGAATATGATTGGTATGTATTTAATTCACATTGGAACTATGAAAAATTTAGAATGGCTTTTGATATTCCAACTGAACGATGCACAATTATTAAAAATGGTGTTGTAGATTTTAAACCGAGAACAACACAATATAAAAAAGATGATCCTATAAAATTAATATTTCATCCAACTCCTTGGCGAGGATTAAATGTTATTTTACTTGCAATGCAAATGGTTAAAAATCCCCTAATTACTTTAGATGTATATTCTTCAACACAAGTTTATGGTGATGCTTTCAAACAAGCTAATGATGATGGATTTAAAGATTTATATGAACAAGCTAAATCATTACCTAATGTAAATTACATAGGGTATAAACCACATGAATACATTTTAGAGAATTTACATCAGTATCATATCTTTGCTTATCCAAGTATTTGGGAAGAAACATTTTGTATATCTGCACTAGAAGCAATGAGAGCTGGACTATATTGTATTACAACAAATCTAGGAGCTTTATTTG